GGAATGCCTGATGGCATACATATTCGGCGATAGTTTCGATCTGTATGCCGCAGCCGCTGACATGATCGGTAGTTACTGGGACGTCGGCGGCACACAATCATCCTTTACCCTTGTTCCAGGGCGATTTACCGGCGGTCGTGCGATGGCCGTGGCCTATTCGGGCAACTCGACCAGCAAAAGCTCCGGCGTCAATGACGCTGTGCATCACGTCGTGCTGGCCTTTCAGCAGACGGCAGCGCTCTCCGGGACCACCAGCGGCTGCTACCTGTCGTTCTCCGATGGTGCGACCGCACAATGCACAATCGTGTTTCGCAGCGACGGCGCCATCCTACTTCAATCCGGAGGAGCCACAGGAACTACCCTCGCGACCTACACCGGCGCGATTACCCTGCAGAACCAATGGTTCGCATTCGAGTTTGAGGTCGTCATCAACAACACGACCGGCAGTTTCACTGTCCGCAAAAACGGCAACACCTCCAACGATTTCACCGCGACATCACTCAATACGCGCGGAGGGACGACCAACAACTACGCGAACAGGTTGGTGCTCGGTGGCCAGAGCACGATCAGTACGCAGTTGGTGGACGACCTCCTCTGGCGCAGCGACGCCGCCAGCGTGGCGTGGGTCGGCGACATCCGCTGCTACACGCGCATGCCGGCTAGCGACGCGCAGGCGCAGTTCACACGGAACCCTGTTTCCCAGACACTCGCCAGCGGGGCAACGCTGCTCAGCCCATCAAACACGGTCGCGATTTATCAATCATTCGTGCCACTAGTGAGCGGGACGCTGACGAACATCCTGATGTCCATCAACACCGGATGGACGGGCAACCTGAAGTGCGCGCTCTACAACGGCTCGAACAGCACCACGCCCACGACCGTGGTCGCATCGGCGATCACGGCGGTCAACCCGGCCACCGGTACCCTCACCATCACCTGGACAACGCCACCCGCAATAACCGCTGGGGCGCAATACTTCGTTGGGTTTATCTCGGACACCAGTGTGGCAAACGGGTGGAGCGGCACAGGTGGCACCACCGCACGGTCGCAGACTGGCACCACATACGCAGCCTTCCCAACAGCAAACCCCTCTGCGAGCAATCCATCTCAGACACCCGCATTAACCGCTACGATCGCGTCGGCTGGGAACTACACTAACGTGTCCGAAGCCCAGCAAGACGGCGCGACCTCCTATGTCTACGACAGCAATGTGGGCGACGCTGACTTCTACAATATCGCCACCATGACCTCGACGCCGACCAGCACGATTGCCGTCACCACGCGCGGCTTTCTGGAGAAGAGCGATGCCGGCTCGCGCTCTGGCGCGATGCGGCTCAAGAGCGGGGGCACCACCGTCTCTACCGGCTCAGCGGCGCTCTCCACCACTTGGGCGTGGATGTGGCGGACGGATACGGTGGACCCGGCGACCAGCGCGGCTTGGACGCCAGCGGGGGTCAACAACGCCCAGATCGGGCCGACATGCACGGCTTGATACCATGACCGACATCCGGCTTACCCAAGGCGCCGTCGAGCAGTGGGCCTCGACCATCCCGCCGCAGATGCAGCTCACCCAAGCCGCGCTGGAGCAGTGGGCTTCGATCGCTGATGCCGGACATCTCGGCACACTAGCACTCACCCAGGCCAATGAGACGCTGGCAGCCGGTTACGGCAGGGGCGCATATGGCATGGGCCGCTACGTCGGCGGCAACGCCACCGGCACTGTGCTGGTTGGCGTCACGCTAACGCTCACGCAGGCAGCCCAGACGCTCGCAGCAACCGGCGGCTCATCTGTTGCCGCGACGCTGGCGGTTACCCAGGATGTACAGACGCTGGCAGCGACTGGCGCAGTGACGGTGCGAGGCGCGCTGGCCACGCCGCAGGCGGCTCAGACGCTGTCCGCGGGCGGCCTGGTGGGCTCGGTGGTTGTCGGCAACCTTGTGCTCACCCAGGCACCTCAGACGCTGGTGGCTGCCGGCGGCATTGCTCCGGCCGAGGGCAGGCTGGGCGTCACCCAGGACGATCAGACGCTCGCCGCCGCCGGATATCCGAATTGGGCGTTCTGGCATCCGTGCGAGTTCGGCGAATGGTCGCCGCTCGGCAAGCCTGTTGGTTACGGGCGCCACGGCTATGGCGTCGGGGCATTCGGCGGGGTCATACCGGTAACGATTGTCGCCGCTCCGATCGCCGGCAGCTGGGCGCGTCCTGGCGCGGGGGAGATGGGCGACTGGACACCGCCGGATAGCGGCATCGGCTATGGCCGCAGCGGCTACAGTGCCGGGCCGTTCGGCGGCATCAAGGTGACCACCCCGCAGCGGATCGGCGGCGTCTGGCAGCCGGCCGCTGTTTGCAATGACGGCGAGTGGACCGACGTGAGGCTGGCAGCATGAGCTACACGCAGACCCCTAATTATTCCCTCTACAAACCGACCGTCAACGCTGACAACGATCAGTGGGGAAATCACCTCAACGCCAATGCGGACACCATCGATACCCAGCTGAAGACCATCGCCAACACCGCCGGCGTGGTGTCGTTCAACACGAGGACCGGCACGGTATCGTTGCTGAATGCCGACGTGACGACGGTGCTGCCGCCGTCGTCTACTACGCCGGTAATGGACGGCACGGGCACGGTCGGCACTGGCACCACCTGGGCACGGGCCGATCACCAGCACCCATCGGACACGTCCCGCGCGCCGCTCGCCAGCCCGGTGTTCACCGGCGATCCGCAAGCACCCACCGCAGCCGCCGGTGACAGCGATACCTCCATCGCCACCACCGCGTTCGTGGCCGCAGCGGTGGCGCCGGACCGGAACAATGTCGGGCGCAACCTGATCCACAACAGCATGTTCAACGTGGCGCAGCGTGGCGCGGGGCCATTTACGACGCAAGGATACACGCTGGATCGTTGGGTGCTTACCCTATCGTCCGACACCGCTTCAATCAGCCAAATCGCGCTAGGTGACGCAGATCGTGCCGGTATCGGCGACGAGGCGGCGACGCGAGGATTGCAGAACGTATTTACAGGTAATGCGGCGGCAGGGGCGTTCAACTTCATCACCCAGAAGAAAGAAGGCGTGCGGCGACTCAGCGTCAGCTTCTATGCCCACGCTTCGGCGGCGCTTAAACTTGGCATGTCCATTGATCAGCAATTCGGTAGTGGTGGCTCACCAAGCGCCGATGTAAACGGCAACGGTCAATCGGTAACCCTTAGCACAGCATGGGCGCGCTATACTTTGACTTTCACATTGCCAAGCACCACCGGACTAACGCTTGGCACGAACGGTGATGACAAGACAAACCTGAACCTCTGGTATTCGTCAGGGACAACACTGGCAACACGTGCCGGCAACATCGGCGTGCAGAGCGGGAACATTGGCATCTGGGGCATCCAGCTAGAGATCGGCAGCGTGGCGACGCCGCTGGAAAAGCCCGATCCGCGCTATGATTTGGCGAATTGCCAGCGGTTTTATCACACTGGCGCATTTGCATTCGGTGGAGGTGGCACCGTAGGCATCGGTCCGCAGATGTATCAGACATTTCCGGTCCGTATGCGTGCAAGCCCCACCGTTGTCGGCAACAGCAGTAGCTATGTCGGCCTCTCTGGTGGCGGTGTGCGGGCGTCAACACTAGATGGCGCCGGCTATTTAGACGTGTTCGCTGGAACCACGACCGCTAACGCATGGTTATATTCCGGCACCTACACCGCATCGGCGGACCTGTAGGAGAACCCCATGGCAGCAGAATACCAACAACTCCTCGATGCGATGACCGGCACGATCAGCACCACCGTGCTGCGCGTGGCCGATCAGGCCCACATCCCCAACGATCCGGCTAACCGGGATCGTGCCGAATATGAAATTTGGTTGGCCGAAGGTAACGCGCCAGATCCGCCCGCGCCGCTCACGCTCGATGCGCATCCCACCGATCCGATGCACGCCGCCACCATGGGCTACGTGGATGCCCAGATCGCCGGGCTGCGCGCCCAGCTAATGCCCGCCAGGGAGGCTTAAAGCCATGCCCACTACGCTCGCCGGCCAGATGACGACCACCGTGCAGGCCAACCCGCAATGGGTCGCCGCTGACGGCAGGCCATACTACGTGCTCGATGCCAAGCAGCCGCAGCGAACCATCGGCGTGCTGAGCGAGGGCAACCGGCAGGACTATCTGCGCAATGTCGGCTGGCAGGGCCGCCGCCGTGGGCTTGGCCCTCTCGGATGGATCATCCTGGTGCCCTACGATTCAGGCGGCACCTACAAGGTCTCGCTCGCCGACGACAGCACCGAGACTGCCCTGGTGCAGAACGTCACCACCACAACGACCGCGTTGGTTGGCGCCGGGCAGACCGTGATCCCGGTCACATCGGCAACGGGGTTTGTGGTTGGCCTGCCGATCGCTGCGACCGGCATTCCGGTGGGTGCCGCGATCTCCGCTATCAACGGCCTGAACATCACCATCGTGCCGGCTACCACCGGCACCGTTGCTTCCGGCGCTACCGTCACCGTGACGCCGCCAGGGCCGCCCACGGTTGCAAAGCCTCCCGCTGGAATACGGTAATGCCCGACACCTACACGCCCCAGCTGTCGCTCACCAAGCCTGAGGTGGGCAGCTCGCGAGATACATGGGGCACCAAAACCAACGCCAACTGGGACACGCTCGATCAGTTTGTGTCCATGGCCATGCCGATCGGGGCTGTGCTCGATTTCGCCGGACCGAACGCGCCATCCGGCTGGCTCATTTGTGACGGCCGGACCGTTTCTCGTGTGACCTTCGCGGCGCTGTTCGCTGTTCTCGGCACCGCATGGGGGGCTGGCGACGGGTCAACCACGTTTGCCCTACCCAACGTCAATGGGCGCGCGCTGGTCGGCCCTGGCGCCTTCACCGACAGTGCCGGCGGCAGCTACAGCCACTCGTTCACCCAATCGCTCGGCGCGCTGACTGTCACGATCGCCCAGAGCAACCTGCCAAACTACAACCTAGTGACCGATGTGCAGGGCAGCCACGCGCATGGTGGCGCCACCGCACCCGGCGGCAACCATACCCACAGCACCGATGCGCAGGGCCAGCACAGCCACGGCGGCCAGGTGCAGTGGAACCAGACCGGCATTTACATTAGCGATCCTGGCCACCAACACGGCTATTACATCCCGTCGTTCTACGGCGGCGCGGGGCTGCAGGCGGGAAGTAACTATGTCACGAGCAGCGCTGGGGCGCTCACCAGCGCGAATGCCACTGGTATCGGTATCAACGATCCTGGCCATGTGCATGGCATCGTCGCAGACGGCAACCACGGCCACAACATCACGTATTCCGGCAATCTGCAGTTAGGCATCAACGCCGACGGCCTCCACCAGCACAACATCGCGCTGGGCGGCGGCGGTATCGCGCTGAGCATCCAGACCCCGGTCCTGGTGGTGACCAAGATCATCTACGCCGGCAGCGAGGCTGCGGTGCGCACGGTGAGCGACAGCGCGACCGCTGGGATCACCATCGAGCACGAACCCCTAGACCAGCAGGCAGAGATCGCAGAATTGCGCGAGCAGATCGCCGAGCTCAAGGCGCTATTTGCACCGGCCGGCCGGCGACGCCTGCTGCAAGCGCCGCTGCGCGGACCTCACTGACCAATGCCACGCATCCCTCAGGCCCCGCCGCCTGGCGTCGTGCGCAACGGCACGCCCGAAGCCACTTCGGGAAGATGGTTCGACATGAATATGATGCGCTGGCGCGGCAACGTGCTGCAGCCAGTCGGCGGCAACGTCGCACTGCTGGCAGCGCTGGTGCCGGACCCGATCCGTGATGTCCTGACCTGGCACGACAACTCGTTCACCCGCTGGGCGGCGATCGGCACCGACCAGAAGCTCTACGCCTACAATTTCGACCTGCAGACGCTCACCGACATCACCCCGGCCGGCGTCGGGCCACTGGAGGCACCTGGTGCACTGATCGGCTATGGCATGGCCGACTATGGCGAAAGCACCTACGGCACGGCGCGCGATCCCGCTGACATCGGCCCCACCGACGTTTCCGGCTCGATGGGCGACATCTGGTCGATGGACACGTTCGGCCAGCAGCTGCTGTTCGTGCCGACCCAGGACGGCCATCTTTTCATGTGGGACCCGAGCACGCCCGCCACCGCGCCGCTGCTGATCACCGAGGCGCCGACCATGAATGAGGGCGTCATCGTCACCGACCAGCGGCATGTGGTGCTACTGGGTGCCGGCGGCAATCCGCGCAACATCGCCTGGAGCGACCAAGAAGCCTATCACGTCTGGGCGCCGGACGTGACCAACCTCGCCGGCAGCAAACTGCTGGTGACGCAGGCGCGAGTGCAGAGCGCGCTGAAGGTGGCACAGGGTATCCTGATCTTCACCAGCAATGACCTGCACCTCCTGAATTATGTCGGCCCACCCTATGCCTACGGCATCATCCAGGTGGCGGCGGGCTGCGGGCCGCTTTCGCTGCGCGCGCCGGTCTCGATCGGCTCGATGGCGGCGTGGCCGAGCTTACAAAATCTCTGGATCTGGAATGGGAATGCCCAGCCACTGAATTGCGATGTCAAGGACTGGTTCTTCAGTCTGCTCAATCGCACTGGCCATGGGAAGTTGTTCGGCAGCGTCAATCCGCAGTTCTCCGAATTGTGGTGGGACTGGCCGGATGAAGGCAGCATTGAATGCAACCGCTATGTGGCGTTTAACTATGGCGCATCGCCGCCCTGCTGGATGATCGGCCAGCGCACGCGCACCGCTGCCGATCGGCTTGGTGTGCTTGATCATCCCATCCTCGCCGGCCCGCTGGGCAGTCAGGCCAGCCTGTATTTCCACGAGTATGGCACTACCGACAACGGCGCCCCGCTGGCGCCGACGGGTGCGGTCTATGCGGAAACCGGCAATATCGTGATGGGCGAGGGCGACAAGCGGTTCCACGTAATGCAGGTGGTGATGGACGCGGTGACCGACCCGAACGCGCCGTCATTCGGCCTGCGATTCTTCGTCCGGGAGCAGCCATTCGCCACGACGGAACAGGACACTGGTCTCTACACCGTCGTGCACGATGGGCTCATGGACGTGAAGTTCTCCGGGCGGACCGTGCGGATGCGGGTCGAGGGCACGGCGGACACTGCCTGGGCGCTCGGCAAGACGCGGCTCGAAGCGCGGCTGGGCGGACGTCGCTGATGGCGCAACCACCCGCACCTTTGATCGCGCCGGTCTCCGGCACCACAGAGCAGCGATTGCAGCAACTGGCCGATGCCATCAGTCGCAAGCAGGACCGGGCTTCCGAGCCGGTCTACGCCTCGGTGCTCCTGCTCGCGCCCAACGGCGCCGCGTGGCGTTTGTCAGTGGACAACACGGGCGCGCTCTCAACCGCCGCGGTGCCACGATGAGCGGCACTCTGCCCGAGCCGCCGCGGGATGCGAAGGCGCAGGTGGCCGCAGTGGCCGATCCGCGCAATCCAAAGCACACCGCGTTCCTAGCACCCGGCACCAAGTTGCCGATGCTGCCGGGGCATCTGCATGTCGTGCACCGGCCGGAGGGCTCGCTGGTGACCTCGGTGCCGGCGCATGCCCACGCCTTCGCCACCGCGCCGCAAGTGCACAACGGATTGCTACAGACGTTGCTGGGCTATCAGCAGCACAAGGCCGAGGCGGTGCGCTCGGGCTCGCCGCAGGTGGTGCAGGGCGTCAACAAACGCGGCGATGTGGTGCACGAGGAAGTCGCGTCTCCGGCCGCCGTTCCAGCAGCCGCCAGGCAGGCAACGGACATCGCAGGGAAGGCGCGGGTGGTGCCGGTGGCCACCGCGCTGCGGCGCCGGGTGAAGGGGTTGCTCGGGTGATGTTGACCGATGAGGAAAAGCGCGCGCGGTTCGAGGCGACGCTGCGCTACGGCGGCAACACGCACAGCGTCGAGGACGTGGTGCAGTTGGTCCGCGAGGGCCGCGCGCAATACTGGCAGAATGGCGACGGCACCATCGTGACGGAACTCTACACCTTTCCGAACCTCAAGAGTTGCCATTATTGGATCATCACCGGCGCGCTACCGGACTGCCTGGCGCTCGATGCCGATATCAGCGAATGGGCGCGCGGTGAAGGCTGCACGGTTGCCACCGCATCCGGGCGCAAGGGTTGGGGCCGCGTCGCCGCGCCCTATGGCTGGAGACCGCACATGCACACCTTTACGAAGGATCTACGGCTATGAGCTCTGGATCCAAAGGCGGCAGCTCCAACACGAGTTCCAGCAGTTACACCAACCAGGCCGGCAGCGTGCAGTTGCCGTCATGGCTGGACACCGCCTCACAGCAGGCGGTCTCGGCGGCCTCGCAGCTGCAGGCGGAGAACTACGCGCCGCAATACACCGGCGAGATGGTCGCCGGTCCCTCGGCGCTCACCAATCAATACTATGGCGCCGTGCAGGGCCTGCAGGGCCAGGGCATGGGCGCCTACAATGCAGCCGGCAATGCCTATCAGGGCATGCTCGGGCAACTCGCGCCGCAGACCGCCGGCGGCATCAACCAGCTGAGCAACCAGCTTTACGGCAACTACCTGGGCAGTGTGGTCAATCCGAGCGCGGGACTGCTCGGCCAATACATGGGCGGCACCGCAGGGGCCAACCAGATCGGCGCCAACCAGATGGCGCTGATGTCGCCCTATCTCGGCGCGGTGGTGAACCCGACGCTGGAGCTTGGCAGGCAAAGCCTCGCGCAGAACCTGCAGAACGTCGGCGCCAATGCCAACCAGGCCGGGGCGTTCGGCGGATCGCGGCAGGGCGTCATGGAGGGTGTGGCGCAGTCGCAGGCGGCGCTGCAGGGCGCGCAATACATCGGCAACCTGCTGAGCCAGGGCTACAACGCCGCGATGCCGGTCAGCCAGGGGCTGCAGGCGCAGGGCTACGGCGCGGCCAACACGCTCGCCGGGCAGCTACAGAGCGGCTATGGTGCGGCGCAGCAGGCTGGGCAGGGCATCGCCAACCAGAACCTCGCCGCCGGGCTGACCTCGGCGCAGCAGTTGCCTGGGCTGCTGACGGCGCAGCAGAATGCGGCGATGCAGCAGGCCGGGTTGCTGCAGAGTGCCGGGCAGCAACAGGAAGCCTATCAGCAGGCGCTGGATAATGCGGCGTATGGCAATTGGTATGAGGCGGCCAACGCGCCCTACCAGAACCTGCAGACGCTGCTCAGTGCCGTCTCCGGCGTGCCGTATGGGTATGACTACACCAGCAGCGGCACCAGCAGCGGCACATCGAAAACCACGAACACGCCGTCCCTGGCTAGCTCGATCAGCCAGGGCGTCGGCGCGGTCGCGTCAATCGCGGGATTGGTGTGATGGCATTTTGGGATTGGCTTACCGGCGGCAGTGGTAGCGGCAGCGGCAGCGGCAGCGTTGGCGGCTATGACGAGAGCATGCTGCCTGGCGCCGGCACCAACTATGCGGCCAGCACAGCGGCACAGGATGCATCGGCCCTGAGCAACCTATCTGGTGGCGGCATGAACTGGGCCGGGCTATCAAGCGGGTTGTCCAATCTCAGCAAATCGCTGGGCAGCAGCGGTAGCAGCAGCAGCAACACGCTGCAGACGTCGCCATCCGTCAGCGGCACGGTTTCCGGCGGCACACTGTCACCGGCCGGTGCTGGTGGTGGCGCCTCTGCACTGGCCAGCGCTGACACCGCCCGCCAGCAGCTTGCGCAATACCTGATCCTGGCGGCGATGCAGGGCAAAGGCCGCGGTAGTGGCGGCAAGGGCCTCTTGGGGTAAGCCATGGCAGACGACACCCAGCAACAGCCACAGCCGCCGCCTGACCTCAATGCGGCGATCCAGGCGCTAATCCAACAGCAGCTCGCGGCGGCATCCGGCCAGGGCCAGCAGGTCCAGCTGCCGTCAACCACACCGCCGCCGTCGCAATACAGCAATGATCCGTCAAAGGGGCCGGATCTGTTAGCGCGCATCGGCCTAGCGATAGGCGGCGGCTCGTTGCCGGGGGCGCCGGCGGAACTGCGTCAGCAGATGGGCAAGCAGGCGCTGCTGAACTTCGGCATCGGCTTGCTGGGTGCCGGCCGGTTCTCCACCCCCGGAGAAGCGCTGGCGGGCGGCCTGCGTGGTGCGCAGAGCGGCTTGCTGGGCAGCGAGGCGGCACAGGCTGGCCAGCAGGAATACGCGCTGAACGCGCAGGCCAAACTGGCCGAACTGGGGATGGAGCAGCAGAAGAACCGCACCGCGGCGCTGACCGCGCTGGTGCCGCTGCTGCAGATGCAGGGCCGGCTCGGGCTGCCGTCGTTGTTCGGCGGGGGTGGAGGAGCGGGCGGCCCGGGTGGTGATACTGCCCTCACGGGCGACTGGGCGCATGACCAGCCGATCATCGCGCAGCGGGAAAGCGGCGGCGATCCCACCGCGCTCAACTATGTCGCCAAGGCCGACCCGACTGCGTGGCAGCGTGGCGCCACCGCGACCGGCAAGTATCAGATGGTGCAGTCCACCTGGGACGAGGGGAAGCGGCTCGCTGGCATCGATGCGAGCAAGTATCCCACAGCCAGGGACGCGCCCGAGGCGGTGCAGGACCAGGTAGCGAAGGCGGTCTACGACAAGCACGGCACCGCGCCGTGGGACGCTTCCAAGTTCGGCAGCAACTGGGTCAAGCAGCCGGACGGCACGTATCAGCTGGTGAAGGGCGCGCCACCGCCCGCCAGTGCGATTGGTGCGACCATCGGCCCAGGGAGCGCCCCTACCGGTCCCTACAAGCCCACCACAGCGCCGCCAGCGGCTTCTGGCCCTCCGGGCGTGCAGATGGGGGGTCCGCCGCCGGCGCCGCCTGGAGGCGCGTCTGGCGGGGCGCCTTACCAGGAAGCTGGTG